GCCGCTGGTGCGGTTGGATCTGCTGCCATTGCTGCTGGCGCAGTAAATACATCGGCAATTAATTCTGGAGCAGCAACCTCTGGCCAACTTCTTCAGGCCAATGGATCTGGCGGGGCGTCTTTTTCAAGTTTTTCGGCTGGATCTACAATTAATATCGAGGTAATCACATCTTCTGGAACCTGGGTAAGACCATCAAACTGCAGGTTAATTTTGCACGCAATAGCAGTTGGTGGTGGATCTGGTGGCGGGAATTACGCCAGGACTCTAAATGCGTCAACATTTGGCAGTCATTATTCGGGAGATGCAAATACTGGATCTAGCGTTAGGTCATTTCAAAATATTGGTATTGGTACTGAGACATCAATAGCCGTTGGAATTGGGGCAGGTGGCGCTGGTAGATCTGCATTTACCCTAATAAAAGCAGCAACAATTTCCACAACATTTGAATCTGGAAGCCAGAATGCAGTTTCTGGAGGTTCGACTACGTTTGGGTCTTACCTCTCAGCCTCCTCAACCAATCAGTCGTATTCTGTCACGACTGGCGGAAAGGGAGGAGTACCTGGGATCACGACATACTATGTTTCCCCCACAGTCTCTTCGGTACTTTCTTTGTATACTTATTATGGCGCTCTCCCAGAGGCAGCATCAAGCGGCGGATCTGGAACTGCTGGGACAGTAACTGGAACAGCAGGAACAGTCAGGGTAGGCGCCGCTGGGGGCGCTGGCGGCGCCGCTGGAAAGATTACTGGAGGAGGCGGAGGTTCTGGAGTTCTTGGAACTACCCTCGCGGCAGATAGTGGAACTCAGTATAGAATGAGCGGAGGGGATGGCGCTGTCGGAGGAGGCGGAGGCGGCGGAGGTTCAGTTGGAGTAATATTTAGCGGAACGCAAAGCGCAACACTAACTGGCGGATCTGCTGGAAACGGTTCATTTTATGGTGCTGGGGGTGGCGAGGCTGGTATGGTTGGAGTACTTGCATCAAGTTCAGCAAACTATACCGCTTCAAGTTTTACAATTAATGTTCAAAAAGGCGGAGACGGATATCAAGGAGTGCTAATTCTTGTCTACCTCACTTAAAAACTACGTATTTATCGATGAGTACAGCATTGTTGTTCAGGCTATTGTTGGAGATCTTTCGACCCAAGATCTTGAGTCTTTTCTTGCAGTTTACAGGGATTTGTTCGGTGCGGTTGCCTATGTTGAAAACGTTTCAAAATCAGAAGTTGGGGTGGGGTCTTTGTACCTAGATGACGGAACTTTTATGCAGCCCCCAGGAGAAGAACCCGACCTAGTAGAAGAGCCACTCTTAGGAGAGGAACCTACTGAATGACCGAATTGGCACCAGTACTAACTGGCTGCCACGTATGCCGCAGCCCTCTTGTTGACCTTATTAACAAAAGAATTGCTCAGGGGATGAGTGACGTGGCCGTATCAAACTGGCTAAACGACGAAGGTTCGTACATCAGCCGTATTACTATCGGAAAGCACAAGCGCGAACACATGACCAGCGACCACGAGTCGGCCAGGATGGAAGCAGCGAAGGTGCTGAAGAAGCAAAAGGGCACGATTAAATTTAACGGAGACCTGGCGAGCCTAGTCCGAGACCAAGTGATTACGCTTGTCGACTCTGGCCAGTTGACGCCAAGCCTTGCAGAAGGACTGCGAGCACAAGAAATTATTGATAAAAGACAGGAGAAGACCAGTGACCGTGAATTCACCCTCGCGCTTGCTGGAATTCTTGGGGGATCTGCGATACTCGATGGTACCTCTGAGGCTCTGCCGCTCGAACCCGAAGTGGAAGGAAATGAATTCCTATCCATTCAAGATCAAGACCTCGTTCTGGATGACGGAGCGGGATTGGGACAATTGGCGCAGGAGCATGAGAACGGCCGCCAAGGCGGTCAAGAAGCACAAGATCCCCGTCAACTCGTTTATTCTACACCATCATTGGATCAATAGGAATTGCGATTTAGGAGTTGCCGATGACGCCACGAAAACAATCCAACTCTGTGATTCGCACCCTGAGACTGCTCTTCACGAACTTGCGCATCTATGGTCGCAGGACTACCACACGAAGCAGTGGGCTCGCCTCCTATTTCTACTTCATCGAGAATTCCTTTCGCGGGAGGAAGTCGGTTTCTTCCAGAAGGAAGCGATGAGAATGTACAAAACAGCAAAAGAGGTAGTGGAGACAGAGCACGTCGGAAAAGTGTGCCTGTGCGGGAGGCCAGCAAAGTGAGGCTAAAGATTCGTTCGCAACTTCCCCTCATCGAGAAGGGTGGCGTGCTTGACGACTGCGGACCCTCCTCGTGCGCAGCCGCCGCATCGTGGGTTCTAAATAAGGAAATCACCGCCAGGGAGGGCGTAGCAGCCAAGGAGAAGGCGACAGGGCGCAAGGATAAGCCTGGTGTTGCAGACAATGCCACCGACCTTTCCGAAATTATTAAGACCTGCAAGGTCCTCGGCGCAAACGGTCGATGGGCGCGGGACTGGGACGACGTAGTCAAAAGCCTAAAGGCTGGCGCTGCGGTCGTCATCAACGTCCAGGCTGCTCGGTTCTACCCGCCACAGGCACTTAGCGCGTGGCACAAGCGGTTCGTCGGTCGGCACGCTGGCGCAACCTATGGCCATATGGCCGCAGCAGTCTGGGATAAGGAGTTCGGGTTCCAGTTCGCTGACCCAACGTTCTCAGGCCTCAAGGCAGAGAAGTATGCCTGCATCGTCACAGAAAAAGAACTGAAGGCAATCGCCTCAAGCAAGGGTGAGGCTCCGTACAAGCGGTGCGTCATCATCAAGAAGTAGGAGATATAATGAGCAAGTCTACTCAAGCAGTAATCGCATCGTGGGCGCGATCATTTCTCGCCGCCTGCCTCGCGCAGTTTATCGCCCTTGGTGGCGGCGCATTTGACTTCGGCACTGATGGATGGAAGTCCGTCCTTTCCGCAGGTATTGCAGCCGTTGTTCCTGTCGTCATCCGCTGGCTGAACCCAGAGGACAAGGCGTTCGGGTCAAAGTAAGATGGCAAAGCGCGGCAGGTTCGAAGGCGGCGGAAGTAATTACGCTGGTATCCCAAAGCAGATCATTGACCAAATTCGAGCGCAATCCGCTGGCGGTAGCACAAGTAGCAATCCTCCCGATACCGCCCCGCCAGCCGAAGGTGCGCCATCGACAAAAACGACACGAGAACGCAGAATGTTGACGGCAGAAGAAATTGCTGCAGATCCAGTATTGTCTGGAAGACTATCAATCGACCAGGCAAAGATTAGGTACATCAAGGCGCAACAGGCGCTTAACCTCATGCCCGCAGATGGCGATACGGGGGCTTCGTACACATCAAAACTTAAAAAGGCAAACGAGGCAATCTCGTCTCTTGGATTTAACCCATCAGAGGCTGAACGACAATTTTTTGCTCTTGGCGGAAGGATGCAGGGGAAGGGCGGATCTTCTGGTTCTGACTATGCTTGGTCTCCCAAGAAGATTCTTGACTATTGGAAATCCGCTGGGATGGAAGATAAGGGATATGAAATTGTATCAAAAATTCGTGGATACGATAAATTTGGCAATCCAGTTGAAGGTGGCGCTAGCCAAAACACAGTTGATTATAGACTGAAAGATAACCAGTTTAAGATGCTTGGCCAGGTTGAAAACCTTAACGCGATTCAATCCGCAAGGCTTACCAAATTAAAGAACCTAAAGCAGGGCGGGTCAACGCTAACCACAAAGCAGCAGGAAAACCTCAAGCGCCTGCGACAACTAAAAAACGGATGACATCTCCCGCTTGGCAGCGAAAGGCTGGGAAAAACCCTAAAGGCGGACTAAACGCCAGGGGCCGAGCATCGTACAAGGCTCAGACTGGCGGAACACTTAAGGCCCCAGTAAAGAGCGGGGACAACCCACGTCGCGCATCGTTCCTTGCCCGAATGGGAAACATGCCTGGGCCAGAGCGAGACGCTAAGGGGCGACCGACGCGGCTGCTGCTCTCACTGCAGGCGTGGGGAGCAAGCAGCAAGGCAGACGCCAAATCCAAAGCCAAGGCAATTAGCAATAGAAATGAAAGGGAGAAGAAGTAATGCCGAAGGTAGGTAAAAAGGAATTCGCATACACCGACAAGGGAAAGAAGGCTGCCGAAGCCTATGCCAAGAAGACTGGAAAGTCTGTCAAGGGCAAGGGTAAGAAGGGAAAATAATGCCAGGGAAGCCAGGTCTTTACGCCAACATCAACGCCAAGAAGAAGCGCATCGCCGCTGGGTCTGGCGAGAAGATGCGCAAGGTAGGCAGCAAGGGCGCCCCTACCGCCAAGGACTTTAAGGATTCAGCCAAGACGGCAAAGAAGGGCCGTTGAAGGTTGATCTCAAGCAAGGCTCCATTGCACGCGATCTGGCTCTCGGCCGCGCTGACGTCGAGTTCTTTGCTGCTCGCTGGCTCGGTATCAAGGGAAACCCAGGACAGGTTAAATGGTGGGCCTCGTGTGCAGAGCGAGATGAGTCTGGATGGCGACCGAAGTACCTCACAACCGTCGTATCCGCAGGCAATCGTGCGGGGAAAACGCTGGCGATGGCGGTTATTTGTTTCCATCATGCCTTCTACAAACTCGGTTCCAAATCGCCTGACGGATCTGTTATTGACGCTGGAAGGTGGATGAGCGAACCGTACGACTGGTATCACGTGGGGATTCAGCAGGAAACTGCAGAACTAGTATACAGGGAATTAAGTAATATTCTTGAAGGAATTCACCCAGCCCAAAAGGGAAGGGGATGTCCGCTAACTAAAGAGATTGGCAAGATTGCCTCATACGATAAAAAGTACAGAGGAGAATATCCTTGGATCAAGGTGCACCCGACATTCGGCGGGGCAAACATTCACTTCAGGACAACGCAGGACAAGGCAAAAGCACTGCTCGGAAAGGACATGCATGGGATCTCCTTCGACGAAGCAGCATTCGAGCCATATTTGGATCTGATTTACCAAGAGGTACTCAACCTGCGGCGGCTCTCTACTGGCGGCCCATTGCACTTCATCGGGACTCCTACAGAAGGGCAGAACTTCTACGCGGACCTTTGGGAGCGGGGGGACGAAGAGAACCCGATGAGGGACCCGCAGTTCAAAAGTTTCAGGCTATCAACAAGAGATAACGTCGGGTACGGCCTTTCGGCCGATACGTTCGACGCGATCCTACGCCAGCAGGATGCGTACCTTATCCCGCAGAACATTGATGGAGAGTTCATTGAGGCTCGAGAGTCTTTCTTCTCGTCACTCACAGTGGACGAGTGTTTCAAGTCTGGTCTATCCGACGACCTTGCGCCATCTGTCGGACGACGGTACGTGCAAGGAGTCGACCCTGGTATTTCTTCCGACTCGACCTGGGCTATCACGCTTGACTATACAAATCGCCAAAGCATGTGCGGCGTTAGAGCCAGACGACGCGGAGGGAAACAAACAATCTCTGCTGTCGTTAATATGGTAAGGGAAAGCCATCTTCTTTATAACCAAGATCGCTCGTTCTGCACAACAGTCGTTGACTCAACTGGGATGGGCGGACGCCTCTTCCAGCAAGAGTTCTCAATGATTCGCCCTCTTCGCGGGACAGACTTCGGCGGCACAAAGGCCAAGAAGGTCGAGATGCTTAATGACCTTAAGGCCGTAATTGACAAGGGTCAACTAGAATTCCCGCGCATCGGCGTGTGGATGGAACTTCGCAAGCAGTTGCTTGCCTACAAATTAGAAGATAGAAAACTAGAAACAGACGCCGTAATGGCGTTGGCAATCGCGGTGCGACATGCGCTGCGCAACCCAGAGAAGCCAGTGGAGAACCCCGTCTTCTCATACTATGGAGCGAGTGATTAATGGCTAAGATCCGAAGAATCCCGCGAGCCTTTCAGGGCGACCGAGGAATTCCTGGTCAGTACACTACTGATCCAGATGTTGCCACCGCGCAACAGGTAAACTCTATCGCAAATGCTCTTGACAAGGCCAAGCGCCTTGGCAAGGGCGACCAACTATTTACGCCGCTCTCAACGGAAGCGCCTATCGTCACCGCACTCGAGGCTCCATCGACGTCGCGTGTCAACGGCAACGGCAAAATCCGCGCAGCGCGCAACCAGCGCGTACCTCGTGGTAGCGCCATTAAGACCAGCGTACGGTTCTCGGATCTTACCGTACCAGTCCTTGGCACAACTATCAAGAACGCGACGACTACCCGAGTTGAGCCAGACCTAAAGATTGACGAAAACCTCCCAGAGCAGTACCGCACGGCACTAAACATGGTGTCGACAAAGGTGCGCATGCTTAACGTAAACCCAGAGGACAGCGAAGAGGTTGTACGATTCCGAGAACTCCTACAGCGACGCGGAGACATGGAGTCGGAACAGGCACGACTCCGCTCGATGTTCCGACGCTTTGACAACCTCTATCACCCAACCACGATGACGCTCGGTGGCGCAGACCACTGGCCAGAAGATCCAAGCGCCCGACTTGCTGGCCGCGCCCACATTTCGGTCAACGTTCACCCTGCGTACGTGAACATCCCTGCCTCGCTGCAGGCCGTACGGCCAGTCATCAACTACGTTCCATCGACCTCCGAAAAGGAGCAGCGTACCCTCGCGGCGGAGCGCGAGCGACTCTTCTTCCGCTGGTGGGAGGAGAATGATTTCGACCTACTCTTGGAAGACGCCTGTACACTCAAGGCGCTGTACGGCCACACGGCCGCCAAGGTGTATTGGGATCCAATTACAGAGATTCCTAGGGTCTCAATTGTTGAGAGCCCAGAAAACCTGTATTTGGGCTTCGGCTCCTCGGACTTCCGCCGCATCGACTGGGCCGTCTACGTGTACGGTCTTTCGCCACAGGCGGCCAAGGAAGAGTTTGGCATTGACGTGGTGCCAGTGAAGCAGGGCGCTTCGACCTTCCTCTACACGACATCCACAACGCACGACGATCCGTTGGCCACAGTATACCGCAACAACCTGGAGAAGAACCCGCAGCGCAATCGCTCGCAGTACGAACTCCAGCAGATCGAAGTATTTGATTACTGGTACAAGAAGCCGACCAAGCCTGGCAAGGCGCCGATTGTGTGCAACGCAATCTTTGTTGGCAACACCATGGTCAAAAACGAGGAGCACCCAGAATACGACGGTGTGCTACCATATATCGTGCTCGTCAACCAGAAGATTCCTGGCAGCCCATACGGCAAGCCAGAACTCTACGACGTTGAGCAGTTGCTCCGCGAGAAGGACGAGCGCATGAGCGCGCAGGCGCAGATGATTGCCTCGACCGTCGGCGGTCAGATGTGGCAGTTGGTCGGAGCGGAAGCGCCCGACGAGGTACCGCCAAACGCGATGCCAAAGCCAAACCGAATCGCCACCCCTGGACCAGGAAACGAGATTCGAAACATTACTCCATTTATTCCTCAGTTCCAAGTGGAAGATTACAACCGACGTATTGACCGCGAAATCGCGGTGGTAACTGGACTCAACGACTTGCTGCTTGGCCTTGCGCCAACCAGCGTCCTTGGCTCCAGCCGAGCCATTGCATCACTTGTTGCCAACTACGAGGCACGCCTTGCGCCAAAGCGTAAGTTGCTCTACTCCTGGCTCAAGCAGGTCTGGGAAGTTACGGGCAAGATGTGGTCGGCCAAGGACAACAACATTGAATTTATCTTTGGTGGCGAATACCGACTTGACGTCGTTCCGCCAGAGTTGACACCACGAGACACGCTGGAACTTGCGCAGACCGCAATCAACCTTGTACAGAACCGCATCTGGAGCGCAGACCGCGCAATGGATCGCGTGGGCGTCGAGGACCCAGAGGGCGAGAAGGACGCAATCCGCGAGGAGCAGACAGATGCAACCCTCAACCCAGCGGCAGTTCTCACGATGGGGAATCTCATCGGACTCTTCCGCCAGTTGGGCGTAGCAATGCCGCAGGAGCAGCAGATGCAACAGGATCAGATGGCCGCAGCGCAGCAGACAATGAACGCGCAGCGAACAATGAATCCAGCACCAGTCTCAACCGAAGGAATGAACTCACCAGAACAACAGGGAAATCCTCCACCAGAGGCAATCCCATCCAACGCACAGCCTGGAGTCGCCATGGCAACACCAGAGGAGACAATCTAAATGGCACGACGCGGACGATTCATGAGTGGGGGAACTGGCGGGTCGAATATGTCCCAGTTGGTTTACAACATCATGCGACAGCAACTCTCCCGCCAAGTCAATGGCATGGTTGACGCATACGTCAATCAGACTGACTTTCGCGGCCAGGGCGTGCCGTCCGCAGAGGACGTCATTTCGTTCCTTCAGGAGTATTCCTCTAACCAGTGGGTAAACCAAAGCGACCGAGACACGGTGATGGAGACCATCGCCAAGGTTCGCGGCATTGAAGACGGGCGAGTCGAGAACCGACTTGTTGCCGCCATTGAAGCCGCGCCAGGTGACGTCGCCGCAGTTGTCGAATATGTCGCATTCCTCAAGGACAAGATCGATACGGCCGCAAGTCCCAACCTACTTGACGAGGCTAAGACGAAGTTGTTCAAGACGCTTACGACGCTTGCTGGAAACATTGGCACATATTACGGCCAGGGGAAAATCTCGTCGGAAGAGTTTGACCGCCAGAAGGAACTTATCCTTGGTGAGTTTGCCACGAACTCCAGCGAATACCGACAAATCAACACCACGTTTGTCGGGGCCAAGTTTGCCGAAGAATACGACCGTTACAACACTGCCCTTGCAACCGCATCCGCAGAAGGGGCATCCCAGTATTCTGGCGGACTTAAGGACATGAAGGGTTGGCTTAAGCAAACAATCCGAGACATGGCCGATCAAGGCTTGGCCACGCTTGATGAGGACGGAAATGTCATCTCTGGCATTGACGCCGCAATGGAAGCACAGCGACGACTTGCAGAAACGGATTCAAAGATTGCCAAGATTGGCGCCGCAATCGCCAAGGAGGCGGCTGGCAGGCGATTTAACAACGTCTTGGCAAAGACTAGCAAATTCCTCAAGTTGGTAAACAATACCCTTGGGTCGAACTATCAGAACGTTGCCCAGTTTATGAGCAACCAGATTGACGTGCAGAGATTCTATGGAAACGCATCGCCAGCAACCGTTGGAGATCCCAACTACATGGGCGAAGGTGCGCTTATGGAAACCGTCTTTGGAAGTGGCAACTCGCTTCTTTCTGCCGCAAAGGGTTCTGGCAACGCAGACACGTACAAGGCACTTAATGACATCAGCAAGAAGTATGGTCGAAACACGCTTGTCGACGACGCCGCAATTATCCTTGAGAACTGGATGAGTGGTACTGGCGGAATTGGATCAGACCCAATTAAGAACGCCAAGTCTACGGACAAACTTATTTCAGACTACGAGTCACTTATTGGCCGACTTGGCGGTACTATTCCAGCCTCTGAACTTGAGATCCACAAGCGCACGCTCCAGGCAATTAAGGACGCACGCGCTGGCAAGGCTGTAGACTTTAACGACGTTAGTGCATTCGATTTGGCAAATCCGTACTCAACAAAGTACGATGAGGCCACGGGTGGAATCACCAGCATTTTCCAGACCTCTCTTGATTTGATCTTTAATTCTTCATCGACGGCCAACGAACTGGCGACTGGCGGCAAGGTTGTTTCTGGATCGGTTGGCGCAAACGGTGACTGGCAGTTCGGCGGGGCCGTAGAAGAGAACGACAACTCGTTCCTTACATACATGGACCCATCAACAAAGCGAGTCATTGGCGTTGCTCCAATTAACATTATGCGGAAAAATATTAATGACGAACTTGAGGCAGTTGGTTATTTGTACAACCTCGGCAACGGAAAATTTGTTGTTCGGGCAAAGGTATCTGGAGACAAGTGGGTTACCTATAACGAAGGCTATGATCCATTCTCTAAGACGACTGGCCTTTCTTACGGCGAGTTCAAGACAAAGTATATCTCCAGAATTGTAACGGCGGATACAAATGGGACTCTTAGCAGCACCCAGGTATCTGAGTTTGTTTTGCCAGAAGACTCCACCCAGGCGACTGAAGAGGGAACGGACGGAACAAACCTGGCCGATCCAAATGACATCGCCCTATCTGGACTTAGGGACAGGATTAATTCGATTCCGAAGTCCTTTAACAATCAGGACATTGTTGATCGCAGAACTGCAGTAGAGGTTGCGACAGCACAAGGCGCAGCAACTGGAACAAGTCTAGAGCCGCTTATTGGCGCAATGTACACTGGCGTACCAGCATTCAGCACGGGTGGAACTATCGCTGGGCCAGCGTCAATGACCAACACACTTGCTGGTATTGACTTCCGCGCTGGCGAGCGAGCATCGCTTTCCGACAACCTGTCGGGATATGCATTCCGTAACACCCCGCTTTCCGACTTCTTTGGGACGTCGGCTGGCAAGGACTTTAGAGCAGGAGAAAGGGCAGATCTTGGAATCAAGCCAATTACTTCAGTACCTAAGACTGTTCCCATCCCGAAGGAGCGTGGCCGATAATGCCTAAGACACCATTCGGCGGCGGCAACGGCGGGCTTCAACCTACCGTCTCGCTTATGGGCCAGATTGGCCAGTCAAGCAAGACTACGCCAGATACGCGAGGCATCGGCACCCTGTCACTAGATTTCTCTGGACAACAGAAGCAGAACGAGAACAACCTTAAGGCAGAAGGGCTTGGTGCAATTCCTGGGCTGATTGGGGACGTAGTAACTGGGGGAATCGGAGGACTCGTTGGTGGTGCAATTAATATTGCCGCCGCGCCAGGCAGGGCATTGTTTGGAGGAATTGGAGACTCTGGCGGCCTTCGAGAAGGTGCAGTTAAGCGCTACATGGGTGAAGACCCTGGGTTCCTTTCAAACGCGCTGACAGAACTTTCCTACATTGCAGACCCATATCAGAGCATGACTGCCCTCAAGGCAGAGCAGCGCCGAGAAGCGGAACTTGGTGTTCCGTATACTTTGGCCAAGCCATTCCTTCAAGTGGGGGCAAAGATTGCCACTGGCGTGGCTGGCGTGGCTATTACTAGGGATGCTCGTGCGGGCGTAATCGGAGGGGCAACGTTCCTTCCAAAGATGATGAGCAACGACCCAGATACCCTTCCAGCCGAAGTTAAGTCAATTCTTGACAACGGCGGAACGGCGGAAGACGCGCTTACCTACATGCGCGACAACTACAGATTTACAGACAACGAAGCCGCAGACCTTCTTACTGGGTTTGTGCTAGACCCAGTTCGATGGCTTGGTTACCCGATCTCGTTCTCGTCAAAGATTGGAGCGTCGCAGCAACTTTCAGACATTGCATCAAACGGAAAGTCCTGGCAGGAGTTCTTGCTTTCAACCAATATGAACAAGGTTGAGTTGTCAGTGGCCAAGCGGATGGGGTTCCTCGGCAAGACATATAACTCAACAGTCGGCCCTGGCTGGGAAGCCGTCAAGAGTGTCGCACGCGCAAGCGTTGTAGACGCCACGATGAAGGTTATCGATGCCAGAATTATTAACGAAGCCGACGAGGTGGCCCGAGAGATTGGCGGAAGCGCGCAGAAACTTTTGGCCAATAACCTTAACCGAACACTCAACTTCATGATTGTTGACGCCTCCAAGTCCCCGCTTACCCGCAACGCGGCGAGCGGTGCCCGAGAGTGGGCGGAATCTGTTATTGCAAATGCAGCAGGGGGCAGGGAATCTCTTAGCCAAATGCCAGAATTCCTTGGCGCTTCCGACGAGATTCTTGATGACATTATTCGAAAGGTCAAGGACTACCAAAGCAATTATAGCGACGACGCCAAGGATGCCCTGAACGGACTTCTTGACAGCCTCCGCAAAGGCCGCAACATCAAACTCATCAATGACGAGGTAGGCGGGTTCTTTATGAAGGGTGCCAAGCGAATTCCTTACGTCGGCAAGTACTTCCGACAGGAAACAATCTACGCTGCACGAAAGGCCCTGTATCGGAGCCTTCAGCGCCACGAGAACGATGTCGTTCGAGCGTTTGATTCTGGCGATGTAAATGACCTTGCGAAGATTAGGTCCCAGTATGTTTCCAAGATGAGTTCTGCTCTGGATTCCGCAGCCAATGGCGGAACGGAAGTTCTCGAGCGATACTTTAATAGAAAATTTGCGGAGAGCCAGGCTAAGTGGGCGCTCGGAAAGAAGGAAGACGCCATTCTTGAGATGTCTAGGGTAATGGAAATTGCCCAGATGAACGGCCTTGCCCAGGCAATTAGGGTTGTCCAGCCGCTACGAAAGTTGACTGGCCAGAAAATTACCCCAGTGCTATCGAACCGATTCTCCAGGGAAACCCTTGAGTCCTCTATTGAGACCCTGCAGAAGGCAATTGATTCTGGCGACAAAGAGGTCATTGCTAAGGTTGTCAACGATCTTGTAATCCAATACCAAGACCTTTCGTTTAAGTTCGACAGCCTTAACTTTGGCAAGAACCTCGGTGATGACCCATCAAACATTGGCCAAGATATCCTTCAGCACATGAAGCGACTCTACAAGGAAGAGGCGTACGTCACGCGACTTCCAGACGAGATTATCGGAAAGATGGACGAGTTTGAATTCGGCATTGCTCCGTCTGCCCGCATGGGCGGCGAGGGTGCCGCTTCAAGCATGTTCCTCAAGATCTTCTCTAATAGTAAGTTCGGCGCTGGAAAAGTTGAAAAGATTTCAGACATTAACCATGTGCTCACAGGCGAAGTAACAAAGGATGTTCTCACTGAGGCGGTTGAGCGCGGGGAAGACATCTCCTCGTGGAGCAACATTTCCAGGATGCAATATGCCGAGGACGGCAAGGCGTCAATGCCATCTGCAGAGTTTGCAAATAGCATCCTTTCTAATGCAATTGATACTTTGACCAGCGCATCAAAAACTGGAACGATTATCCCAGCAGCAACCCCAAAGTCTAACATGTGGCTACAGCGCAATCTTTCCGAAAACCTTCACACTGGCGTTAGAATGCTTCAGGGCCTAAACACCGAAGCAAAGAATTACTTTAGCGCTCCAACCCTTCAAAGCCGTTCGCTTACGGATATGCTTGACGCGGTTACCTCCAAGATCGACGTTGGCCCAGCACCAAAATGGGCAGAAGATGCAAAAATTAAAGACCTTATCCCAGACGAAAGTTACGCGGGAAGACTTTACGATGCCCCAGGATCTGTTATGGGGTACGATGGAATTTATCTATTTAACGATTCTTACGGCCCATCAATTGTCCAGAAGGCAGCAGCAACCAACAACAGGCCAATGGAAGTTCTGTTTGAATTGATTTGGAACAGAATGTCTTTAAGCATGTTTGAAGACCCTGCATACTCTGGTGTGTGGCGAGCGGCCAATATTATGCTAGAGAAGCGAAACCCTAGCAAAATGATTAACAATGTGTTTGGCCAGAAGTTTACAGAAGATTCTGGTATGTCGTTTATCGACAACACATTTGTTGGACTTAACTCAACATTTACCGTTGGCGTAGACAAGACTAGCAAGATTCTTGGAAAGACGGATGCGGGAGTTGCGCAACTCAAGAGCCTATCCGCGAAAGACAAAGAGCGGGTATTCCTTGATCCTCGAAGGATTCTTCTCGGCTATCTAACCGAGAACGTCCCAATGCGTTCAGTCCCAGATCTTGACAGGACGATCTTTAGATTTAGCACAACTGCCGACCAGCCAAACACGGTTGATTCTGTGCAAGAAATGATTGGGGAACTTCGTCTTCCAAACGGCGGACAATGGAATCCAAACCTTGATATCAAGGAATGGATTAAGATGTATCTTGGCAAGGTTGTTGACGAAAAAGAAACCCGAGTCGTGGATGTACTCGCAGAAGGAAACCAGAGCGATTTTATTGTCATGCTTAAATACAGTCAAGAAGAACTTGACATGTTTGCAAAAACTGGAATTGACAACCCAAAGCCACAGATCGATCAGGACGCTACCGCAGCAAAGATCCTTAACGAGACCGATGGCATCGGCTCGTATTTGTACCTTGCCGCACGGCACATGGACCAAACAAGAAACGTTTCTCTAGACCCAGGGACTATTGCAAGTTCTGATATCAGGTCGTGGGAGAAGATGGCGCCGATCAACGAGGATGGTGCCCAGAAGTTCTCCTTCTCCGACCTGTTCCATTTCATGGACAACCTAAACGACCCGCTCAATAGAAACATGGCCATGCAGAGCAGTAAGGAAAGCCTTGGCAAGAAGTTTGAGGAAATGCTTTACGACTCGTACTACGAGTTTGGTGCTCAAGGAATTCGCCCATTTGACTTTATTTCTTACAATAATATTCCGCACTCTGCTGGCGCACTACTGCGCGGGCAGGCCAAAAATGAATTTAATAACACATTGGCACAGCAGGTTCTTGATGGGAAGATCACGCCCGTAGAGGCTCTCCAGACCGCCGCTCGGGAAGCGATGATCATGGAAAGCGAAGACTTTGCGGATCTATCTGTTGTCGCTACGTTTGGAACGGAGTCTGGAACTCTTCACCGAATGGTCGACAGGCTAGGGATATTTGTTGATAACCGACTAAGCAAGATTTACGGAAAGACTGCTCGCTCTATGCGGGTTTATGACCCTAGCGGAAGCCCAATGCTTGAAACCAGGTATGTCCAGAGTGGAGGCGACGGGAAGAGCGTCCTAACTGGAATTCCAGTAGTTGATGACACAAGTGCAACTTTCATGGAAAGATTTGCATACCCGCAAGGACTTGACGTCCAGTCGCTACGGCTAACGCAAAACGATGTCGCCTTCGACGCGGCATCAGTTGCCACAAAGGCAGCCGTTCAGGCAGAAGAGATTACGGTAGACACCTCGCAGCCAATGACACCAGAGCAGGCGGCAGCAGAACTTGCCGATCCTGGTGCGGCGGCACGCCGAACGGCGGAAGAGGCTTCGTCCAAGGAGGCAGTAAATAAGTCTGCCCTTGAAGAACTTACCAAGGCCCGTGCCACTCTTCGTGAGATTGGATATGAGATGGGCCTTGAGCCAAAGCAGCCGTACATCCAGTCCCTTGACATTATGCGCGACGTTGCTGGAAACGCAGTAATCCGACCCAGGTTCGATATTTACACGTCAATTGACGAGGTAGAGGACCTGGCCGCATTCGGAATGAAGGACGAGAACGTTCTCCCTATGCGTGGAAAGGGTCCATTCAACAAGGTTAAGCAGTGGACTATTCCAATCTCAAACAACGAGATTTACGATAGCGGCGTCGAGCGCTTGCGATACTACCTTGGCAACAGGATTAGCCAGGAAGATTCCCTTCGCGCAATGGCCAACATCGCAGAGTATTCCATGAAGATGGAAATTAACCCAGGAGGACTTGGCAACGAAAAGTTGGCAGAGATCCTTATTGACGTCCTTGGCGGCGGCGAAAAGGGTCTTCGTGCCTACAACCGAGCGTTTGGCGTTGGAGGCGCAAACGCAAGCCCTCGCGCTGCGCTTATGTACGCGCTTCAGGGCCGACCAGAAACTATTGGCTGGACAACGAACATTTCTAAGCGACTGCAGGCCAAGAACGAAACGATGGCCATGATTGCCCAGAAACTATACCCACTTACCAGGTATCGATACAACCCATACTTTAACTGGCAAGAAGGTATCGAGCCTTATGCGTTTAACATCCTTCGCGGTGTCCGAGGAGAAAAGGACTACGAGGACGGGTCGATGATGGCGCGACTTCTATCCATGAAGGGTGGGGCAATGTTGGATTACAGCAACGTAGGCGCCCACGTTCTTCTTCGAAATGCATCTGTTCTTCAGAGAATCACCCAGCAAAACCCAGCGATTGACGTTGCTGTAGGAACCCGAGCAATCGACAGATTGCTCAAGGCTGGGGAAGAGGGAATTGGGGTTGTGTCTGGCGGTGGGGAAAAGTTCCGACAGTCCATTAGCGACGCAAAGGAAGTTTCAGTTTCTGCATCTACGCTTAACGAGGCCATCAGGGAGGCCGCTCCTTCAATCATTAGGGATCAACCAGAGGTTGGACTTAACTGGCTTGAGATCACTGGATCTATTGACCCAGCGACAAACTTTAGGTACTTCATGGATCAGAGCATCAACGGAATGATGCCAACGCAAATCATCCGAGTTGCGGATGTTGCCTCAGCACGGCATACGTTTGGCGCCCCCATTGAAGAGTCCTGGCTTAAGCCGTTTGAGGACGTGGCAGGCCTTGAAAATGTAACCAAAGCACAGATCGAAGACCTCGAGGACATTTCCGCTGCGCTTGAAAAGGTTGGCGGACCAATTGAGTTGCGCAAAAAACTCGCTTATTCAGTCCGAAAGTATCTTGCATCAGTTAAGTCTACAATTAGCGGTGGCGCCAAAACGGTTAACGCTGGTCGATACTTTAAGGGCCAGCCCGCGATTACGACAACCGACGGCCTTGACGGAGCAATGCGTGGCGAAATCAGGGGGTATACTGGAAACGATTACCGATCATTCAGTAAGTACCTAGGCGCAAAGGCACAATACGGCGTTCAATTAAATAACCCAACACAGGATCTTGCCAAGATGACAAAGGTCGCTGGATCTGGAGGGGATTTCTCGGACATCGAGCGCTCAATTGGGTTGCTTGACGCCGCTATCCTAAACAACAGAATCATCAACCGAGGAAGAATTTACCGAGGATTTGACTTTAAGGTTATTGTTAATGACAGCGATATCCCAAACCTCAAGCCTGGCTTCAGGTTTGGAGACGAGTCGTTCCTATCTTGGTCAAAGGCAGAGGGCGAGGCAAGGACCTCTCCAGGAATTGAGCAGGCTGGACCTGGCGCACACAAGACAGTTATTATTATTGATGACGCAAAGGGAATGCCAGGACTTGACCTGAACGCAGTCGGATCGAACGTGCCAAGCGAAGAGGAAGTACTCTTGCCGCGAGGGATGGAGTTCGAAATCGTTGAGGTTCTTCCGAAGCAGCCTGGCCGATCCGACATTAATTACTACAAAGTGAAGCCGCTTCTTCCACCGCAGGCTGTTGAGATTATGTCCAAGATGGCGCCAAATGACGCGGCAAGACTTGAACTATCAAGCGCTATTTCGGACATCAAAATTCAACAGGCAAAAAATGTAGAAACCTACAACGACCTCGCTCGCCTGTTTACGTCGTACCCAGATCTTCTGGAGGGCGTGCGCGAGATGGGCATGAAACTTGGCCTTGAGCCTGCGGCCCAGTCTTCGGTTCGGTACCGAGCGCGCAAGAAGCCGTCGGTATCCCCAAGTAAGGTCGACAACTTTGACCCAATGGCAACGCATGATCGATACAGTACACAGTTTGGCGAATACAAGCAACCAGAACAGCGAGCATACCTTGACCCAACAACGGTGTTTGGACGCATGGAAGCAGGCCCGCAGGCAACGCTGAACACTGGAGGAAAAACTGGTATTTGGACTGGCAACGATGGCGTCCGAAGGTATATTAAAACCATTAAGAGATTTGACCCGTCTTCGTCATCAGATGACTTTAATGATCCGCATTCAATTGTTAACGAGTTTATTGTAAACAGGCTTCTTAAGAAGATGGGCGTTGCCGTCCCAGAAGTTTCTTTGGTTAATGACGGCGACAATGTGTACCTTGCAAGCCAGTGGGTTGAAGGCATGATGGACCTCGAGCGAGTTCCAATTACCTACGATATCGCCAAGGCAGTAGCAGACAATCACGTTGCCGATCTTATCGTTGCAAACTTTGATGCCCTTGGACCAGACCTTAAGAATATGGGAATTATGCCAGACGGGACTATTGTCCGAACTGACGTAGGAAACTCCACGTTCTACCGCGCTGGTGGCGGGCTAAAATACAACAAGAAAATTGGCGCGGTCGATCCTCGCCTCTGGGAAGATGTGGACCCATCGTTCTGGTGGAACCCAGAGATTCAAAATTCCCTTGGCTCAAACAGGAAGTATAAGGAAATGCTTGAAAAGGCGTACCCAGAGTTGAAGACTAAGGGGTCTACGCTTGAAATTCCAAATTTCATCGAGCAGTACACTGATATGGCTACGAGGCTCGGCAAGGTCAGCGACGCCGTTGACGAGATTGTAAATTCTATTAGGCCATTTATTGACCAACTTCCAGACCAGTCTTGGTACAGGGACCCGAACAGGAACCTTCAGCCAATTACTGGCGCTGGAGTATTGCCAACGTTTGACGCAAGAATTGCATTTACCAAGAACCTTCTTGAAAAGCGTATTAACCAAATTGATTCTGCGGTTGGTAGAATCCGAGATCAGCGCCTAGCAGAATGGAATGCCCAGGTGGCAATTACCAAGCCAGGTGCTCGCCCAAAGATCCGCAAGCAGGACAAGTGGATTGTTGATTTCTCTGAGCGCATGGCCGCAGCGCAGGCTGAAGGGATTCGACTCCCTGGCCTTGACGCGGCGATTGCGACAGTAAAGGCTGGAGGCAAGTTGCTTCCAGAACAGATTAATGCAATCTCTAACGGTCTTGCCCCGTTCATCTACAAGCGAGGAGCAATGAAACAGTTCATTGACTCAATCTCCCAGATGCATGCGGTTGCAGCAAAGAGATCGTTCAAGGAGCAGATGTATTCTACGTATAAGGGATCTGCGGAGCGGACATTTAACCATCCGTTCATGGGTCCTTATCCGACATCGTACATGTATGGCAAGGTGTTGCCAGCGTTCTTTGATGCGCTCTTCAAGTATGCGCCATTTACAAGCGAGTTCGCTCCATTTGCTGGAGTCTACCGACTTGACAAGTTTGCTGACTACATTGCCACAGAACTTGAAACGAATGACGAACTCTACGATTACGTAATGCGACGACCACCGCTCCTCATGTTCCTAAGCGGACTCCTTCCAGGTTGGCCGACGGACATTGGAGCAAGCCTGCCGTACTGGTTCCGAGATGGAGTCATGCGTCCAGTTGCCGAAGGGAAATTTGAAGACATCCCAGGCAGGACTGCAGAGGCTATCGCAACCACGGTTGGACGACAGTTCGGTATTGCGCAAACAATTGATAGAGCAATTGATTCAGTTTCAGAGATCCAATCGTTCCTCACTGGTGATCCTAGCACAAGCGTGATCGACGACATCAGCGAGTTCCTCTCAATTAAAGATTCAAATTAAAGGGAATGCCCCACCTTTTAATAGGGGCAGGAAACAAGGAGAACAGTCAGGATGGCTGAAGAAGTCGTTACCCCTGTCGAAGAGCAGTCGCCTGCTCCGCAGGCTGCCATTGAGCAGCCAGCGGTGGCCACTACCCCAGACGAGGATGTAGCCACTTGGAAGAAGCGCCTTGCTGGTAAGGATCAGGCCCTTACTGCAACGCAGAAGGAACTGCAGGCTATCAAGGATGAAGCCGAGTCCCTTCGCAAGTGGAAGGCCGAAGTCGAGTTTGCAAATATGAGCGAACTCGAGAAGGCAACACTCAAAGCACAGCAGTTGGAGGCTGAACTCAAGGCGACACGAGAGGCTGCCGAGCAAGATACTCTTGCCCGTAAGCACCCGCTCTATGCCCAGTTTGCACAGGAAGTCCGAGGACTCAGCGCAGCCGCTCAGGCGGAAGCGTTCGAGAAGTTCGTGACCTCTGTCGCAAAGGACAAGACGACGGATACTTTCGTGGATGTTAATGCCCCGCGTAAGAGCACGCCTGCTCAGAAGACTCGAACGTCTGAGGATATTTCCAAAGACCTAGAGGCGCTGGGAAACCCGTTTTATGACGGAAACTAAACCCAAGGAGTAAAGTAGAATGGCTACGACCACTACCGCAACTTCGGGCTTTAGCGATCTAGTAACGCAACTTGTACAGGCTCGTGCGCAGGAAGAACTCCGCGCTCGTGCTGTCCATGCGATGCCAGGGCTTTATGTCCCAGGCCGCTTTGTCAAGGGCACTACCTCGATTCGCTACGCTCGCTATGCGGACCTTTCGACCAACACGACCCCTCTCGTTGAGGGCACCGCACCAACCGATGACGCGCTGACGATTTCATCGCAGTTCTTCACGGCTGATCAGTACGGTGGAACTGTTGCTGTCACGGACCTCGCGCAGTTGGACTCGCCGCACGACCTCATCAGCATCGCTGCTGAGCGCGTTGCCTACAAGGCCACCCGCACGATGGACAACCTCGTCCGCAACAAGATTCACTCTTCGGCCAAGACGGCCGCGATCTATGGCGCCACGGGCGCCACGGCTGTGACGGCAAACGCCGCAACGGCTGTTGCTTCAAACATTACGGGCTGGCATGTCAAGCGCATGGTTGCCGATCTTCTCACGGCCAATGTGGCTCCGTTTGCAGACGGCTTCTTCCGCTTGATCATCCACCCAAACCAGCAGTTCGACCTGCTCACCGATACGACGGCGAACGGGTTCATCGAACTCAACAAGTACGTTTCGGATCTGCCTGCTCTTACGAATGAGATCGGCCGATTCGGCCAGTGCCGCATCATCGTCTCCTCGGATGCATTCCGAGCAGCGGGTTCAGCCCCGACGACGTTTGCTTCTGCTGGTGCGAACTATAGCGCCCTGTTCCTTGCCCCTGATGCTTATACCATCGGTGACAGCCAGACGCTCCAGTCGTACTTCGTGGCGCCAGGTGGCGACCACACCGACCCACTCGCCCAGAAGGCGCTGGTCGGCTACAAGATGCGCTTCGGCTCCCTCCTCCTCGACGAGGCAGGCGCTCGCTACCGCATCCTGCGCACAACGGCATCGATTTCCTAATTTCTAGGTAATCGGTTAAGATAGGATAACCCCGCTGGCTATTTGCCAGCGGGGCCTATCAAACATAAAGGGGTCATATGGCAGAGAATCTAAAGGTCTTGGTGTGGGGCCACGTTGAAGAAGGACCATGCGCTTATTTCCGTGGGCACCAGATGAAGGACGAACTATTAAAACTGGGGATTGAATACAAGGGAATCAGTCGGGTCAACTTTGACCTGACAGACTCGGCCAAGGGGATGACACTACCAGAGGCGTTCTCTCGCGGGCTTGTCAAGGTTGACGCAGCAGACGTTGACTGGGCAGATGTGGTGGTATTCCGACGATATTATAACACAACGCTGCATTGCCTTAAGTGCCAATTTGTAACATTTGATTACGGCGCAGCGGCTAATCATGAGCACGGACCAGCAATTGAGCGCGACGTGGTGACGCGGCTGCTATGGCCAACATTCCAGCACGGCGCCCACGGCAAGGCAATTATCTACGAAACAGACGACGACCACTTCAACATCAAGGCGTGGAATGGGTACATCAAAGATGTCATTCCAGAGCAGCAGATGATTGAGGAGATGGCCAAGCGGGCAGATCTGCTTACCACCTCAACCGACGTAATTGCCAAGAGATACGCTAGGTTCAACGACGACGTTCGGGTTATTAGAAACGCCATTGACCCAGCCCTTTACGAAAGGACTGCGGAGCGCCCAGACACAAAGACACGAATGGTTTACTACGGAAGCAGCGCACGAATGCGGGACTACATGGGATACCCAGACTCTCTCAAGCCTAACAAGATTATTGGCGGGTACGGCGGCAAGGCGGTGCAGGATTTCCAGAAGGACCTGCAGCGCGTCTTTATCGGCATGAACGAGGGAACGGAAGCAATGGTTCTTCCCGCCTTTGACGAGGTTCACCCATACGTGGAGAACATCCCTGAGTTCTGCAAGGTGCTTGCTAACTCGTGGGCAGAGATTGGGATTGCCCCTCTGGGGGGAGATAACTTTGACAGGGCCAAGTCTGAACTCCACTGGCTGGAGTACTCGGTTGCTGGCGCCGCATTCGTAGGCGAGAGGTTCAAGGGAGATGGCCCCTACAGCATGGTCAGAGAGGGCGTAGACGGCCTTTTGGCCAAGGGAAGACAAGAATGGCACGATGCAATTAAAAGCCTCGTGAAAAACCCAAACTTGCGGCTAGACCTAGCGGCAGCCGCAAAGGAGAGGGTGCTAAAGGAATACAACTACAAGGATCGAGCAAAGGAATGGGCCGACGCCTTTCGGTGGGCGGCAGAGAATAGGGGGAAGAAGGTAAGAGTGGCATAAATGTCTGTAACTTTCTCTAGCCTGCTGACCTCCGTTCGGAGGAATCTTCGGGACGAGGGCGGCACCACGTGGAGTGATGCCCAGATTGGCGAACTTGTAAACCAGGGCATCGATGCTGTCGGCAGCGTCTACCCCAAGGAAATTATTGAAATTAAGGCGTACACGCAGCCAGCCCAGGGCACGATCTTTTCGGTCTCCCTTTCGGCAGTAACGTGGCCGATCCGTGTCGACATTTACAACTCAGACAGCAAGTACACCGAGACGCTGTACCCAACGGTCGGCGGCGGCGTTGACTCTGGCTGGGAAATCCACGGCGGTATCCTGTACTTCCCAACCAATTATACGTTCGGGTCGGACACAGGGACAATGCGCATCTACGGCTACGGAGAATGGGCGCCGATTACTATTGGCGTGTCCAGTTCGACAACCGATCTTGACACCAAGGCCCAGAACGCCGTCAAGGTATTTGTCCAGGCAGAGGCGCTATCCATGCTGACCTTTGACCGAGCGCAGTTCCAGCAGTGGCAGGTCGGCGCTGGAAATAGCGACATTAGCGCGCTTGGATTGAACAACCTATACGTAGCCGCGCAGCAACGATGGAGAATGGAGAAGTCACGAATCAGGGCAATGAGAAAGTTGGGCTGATATGGATTTCTCTAAGGCCATCACCATTGCTACTGGCACTTCGACATCGGCGCTTATCAACCTAAACTCTATCACGGCGGCACCGACAGTCGGAACGCTGTTCTCTGGATACCTTGTCGAGTCTGTCTCCTACGCCAACGCATCCATTGCAGGATTCGTTGACCCTTTGGCGCAGCGAGATGGACTCGACACGGACATTGCCACCCTTCCACAGCGCCAGACTCAGATGATCGTGCAGGTCTACGGCTCTAGCCTCAACGACTTCTACGACAAGATCGACGCGATGAACGCGGCCTTGCAGCCCTACCCAGACTTTGCTGCGACTGCCGATGGCTTTAGAAACCTTGACTTCAGTCAGCCGACTGGCATTGCGGAGTACACGACAAACGGAATCCCGATGCGCCTGTCGGTTCGGCCGTTGGCTCTTCCAAGTTACAACCTAAACAACGACCTCGTGACTCCGCGAACCAGCGATAGGGGCCTTACGACTAGGGCGTCGATTGGCCTGATGTCCAAGGACCCACGAAAAATCTGCCAAACCGCAAAGACTGGGAGCATTGCGCTCACCAGCGGTTCGGCAACCACAGCGTTGACCAATAGCGGCAACTACTTTGCCTACCCGACGTTCACCATTGTGAGCAACTTGACTACGGCGTCGACGCTTACCATCTCAACGTCGCTTTGGACAACGGCAGTAACAATTGGTACAAGCACAAAGACAACAGTCATCAACTCGTTGGCACGAACTGTGACATCGAACGGCACGCTCCTGATGTCGGCGCTTTCGTCGGCCACCACAAAGTTGCCGTACTTTGCAAGCGGTTCTAACAGCGTAACCTTATCGTTCTCTGGCGGCGGGGCATTCCCATCGTCCATTGAGTATTCATACCAGGAGGCCTGGATTTGAGCACGACGCAATCCTTTAGGATCATCCTTTGGTCGGTCAGCACAAGCGGATGGAGGGGAGACCAAAAGGCGGTCGTCTACGATGCCAAAAGCATCGGTGTCGAAGAACACGCAAACGATACAGGCTCGGCGTATTGGACGCTACCCAACGACCACCCGCAGATTGCGGAGTTCGTCCCGCTTGAGCGTCACTACGAAATCAGCAGGTGGGCAGACACTAGAAGCCGATGGGAATTTGTTGGCGCTGGAATGGTCAATGACTACGTGGCTACGGAGCAGGAGACTATTTATTCTGGTGTTGATTATAAATCAGTTCTTAACCAAACCTTTACCCCGCTTTCGGGCGTCAGTATTTCTGACAATAGCCCGATCACACCGAACGCATCGACGGTTGACCACAACACAATCTTCAACTACTCCGACCTGACCACAGCCAAGGACGACATCAACGGCTCAACCTACACCGTGACGAGCACGGCAATCTACGACGTCGTGACGTCAACCAGCGGCCGCGTCAGCGCGTTCACCGTGTCATCCGTGGCCAACACCACAAAGACGGTGGTGGTCAGCGGATACACAGCGTCTGTGGACTCTCCCTACCTTCTGCTCAAGTATAGCATCCAGTGGGTCGGTTCGACAACTGGCTTTGACGCCACCCCTCAGTTCCGCCTTCGTATCAACGCGGCCCCTCCTGGAGTAGCGGACGCTGGCATACCACCAATTGGAGAGTCTGGAATCGTTGGCGAGGTAAGCGTTAATGCCGATTCAGCAACTGGCGCCGACAGATTTAAAGTTACAAATAGGGAAATCCACCTATTCCCATACGCCACAAGACAGGGCCTATCATCTCTTCTTGTTGGCCAGGGAGCAGCCCAGTCCGCTGTAGATGCGGCTCTCCTCGACATCCCGACAGGAACACAATCGCTGTCGGCAATAACAGCCTATTCACTTCGCAAGGGCATTGCATATTCATTCCAAATTTATGGGGGCATTTATCGGTCGTCCGAAACAAAGTGGTATGTCTTTAGGACAAATAGGACTGCTGGGCCGCTCACCATGGGCCAAGATACAAACACTGTGTATTCGCTTGTGGAAAATACATTCTTAAATGCTATCGGAGAAACTGCGTATGGAAGGTTAAGATATTCCTCACTTACGCTGGATGGAAGCGACGGCACAACGGACCACACGGTGTACAGTTACGGCCAGCCCGTACTAGAATTTATTGGCGACATCTGCGACCTCGAGATGGGGTCCCGCACGGACGGCGGTAAGGCGGTCTTTAGGATCGTCAAGCCAAGTGGAAGCGCCTCTTATGGCGGCGCGTTCAAGTTGTCCTCGGGCGTATCAAGCGCGTTCATCACGGCTGGTGCCCTGCGCTACCCAGAAAACATCAAGCAGTATACCTACGTCCCAGGATTTGCCAAAGTCAAGAACGACATCAGCATTGTGGACAGCGACGCTACCATTTCTGGCAGCACGACCTCAACCATGATTGCTGCGGCCTCGGCGTCCAACAGCGCACTCATGGCTCAGTATGGCAGAATCCCGATGATTGTTACACAGCAGGGGTTTGCCACTGCGGCCGATGCGCAGAAGGAAGCCGACCGCATGCTGGCCAACTCAAACCCCAATAACACCAAGCAGGTTGTGCTGTCGGTGCTTGCGGACGGTATTGAGGTGTGGAACGGCTGGGATGTGGGCGACTCTATCAGGGTAACAATAAAACATGGCGCAGTAAATATTGACGAAGCCTTTGTGATTTCTGGCGTCCGCTGGTACGGAGAATCCAACGGCTCAGAGCGACTAGAGATTGACCTCGTTCAGGGGTCGGCCTTCTCCCTTCAATTCCCAGCAGGCTTTGCAATCCAGACGGTCTCGGGCGCAACCAACGTAAGCGGGTCCTTCCTTTCATGACCAGCAATCAGTTTGGCATCCTCATGAACGAGATTAAATCCCTTCGTGAACAAATGACAAGGGTTGAGGATCGCCTTCGGGAGGTTGAGGTTGTCCAAGCCACAGAGGAGATGGCAAGAAAAGTTAGGATGGACCTTGACACGGAGGGCCAGATAGGCTTAAGATGGAAGGTGGGCGTACTGGTTTCAATCGCGGGTACCGTGGTTACGGTCGTCCTGAAACTGATAGAGGGGTTGCAATGAGCGTAATCAAGGACATAGAGATCATGCGAAAGCGTGGTCTCTCGTACTCAGAGATCGCACAGCGCATCGGCGGGAAGGCCACAAAAGACAGCGTACAGAAACTTTTCACACGAGCAAACGCAGGGGTTGACAAGGGTTCGTCAAAAGTCTATACTCCCTCTGCCGCGAAGCGGAAGGTAGTAAAGACTGCTGTACAAAAGAGTAAAGAATCTGTATCTAGTAATACAGATCCGTATACTTGGCTACTTAGGACTCCAGCAAAGAGAGAAGTGGTATCAGGCGACAAAGAGTTTATTGGCCTGACCATTGGATACTTTGATATTGAGACAACGTTCTCCATGTGGAGCCGCTTCCTTTGCGGAAGCGTAGCCGACCAGTTTGGCAACGTTCAGACAGTTTCCACCAAGACGCATCCAGGACGCGGAGTCATTGATGACTCCAAGGCAGTGGCTGCGTATGCGGAACTTATTAGCAAGTTTGACATCCTAGTTTCTTGGAACGGAAAGTTGTTTGACGTCCCGCGCATCAACGCTCGGCTGGCGTTCCATGGACTTCCGTTGCTCTACCCGCGCATGCACATCGACGCGATGTATTTGGCCAAGGGAAGCATGTTCAACATCGGAAGAAAGTCCCTGGCAAATGCCGAGGCCTTCTTTGAGGCCAAGAACGGCAAGACTATGCTCTCGCCGCGCATCTGGGACAAGGCTGACCACGGTGACGACGAGCAGTTTGAAACTATTGTCGAGCATTGTGAGGCCGACGTTCTTGTGCTCCGAGAAATCTTCGGGCACCTGAAGGCTGGCGTAGCAACAATTCACCGATAAAGAAAGAGGGGGGAGATATGTACGGTATCTTTGGCAACGGCCAAGTCGCCCAGCACATTGCATTTGCGCTGGACAAACTTAAGATCAAGAACGAACTCATCGGGCGAGGGGACAAGGTTGAGGTAGAGCGCTACCGCAATACCGAGAACACCTTCAACGTTGAGGTCGCTTCGTCAAAGCATCTTAGGGATATCTCTAGGAACTACGGCGTGATTATTTACACGTCGTCCTTGCGGGATGTAAATGCCTGCGAGAAAGATCCAGCGTTGGCGCATCGCGTCAATGCGTATGCCCCGTCGTATCTCTCCGAGCAAACCAAAGTTATTTATATCTCTACCGACTACGTGTTCGGTAAACTTAGCGCGAACTATCCACGCCCCGTTTCAGGGAAGATTGGAGAGGGTGAAGACCCAGACTCCAAGTACTTCTCTGGCGGGGCTGTTTCTATTTATGGCCACACCAAGCGGCAAGGAGAAGTTGCCGTTCTCAAAAATAGTGGCGCAGTAGTCAGGATCTCTTCGCCCTTTGGACGGTGGAAGAGTCCCCTTCGTGGATCGTTCGTCGACCTTGTGTCGTCTAGTCAAGAGCATATGTTTCTTCCAGTTGACCAGATCATTAGCCCAACGTACCTGCCAGAGGCAGCGGACGTACTGGCTTCGGTCGACATCAAAGAGATGGATGGCATCTACCATCTGGTCAACGAGGGTTCTGGGTCGTACTTTGACATCGGAACGTGGGCGAGGAGCACAATCAGAAACAGGAAAAAGGTATCTATGAGATACTCCGAGCAGGAGTCAGATAGATTGCGACCGAACTTCTCGGCGCTGCAAAACAATAGGCTACCTAAACTTTCGCATTGGGCGGAGGCTGTGGCCAAGCATTTGAAAGGTAACATTGATGAGTAAGTCAGTTATCGTTACTGGCAACCTTGGCTATCTCGGGCCGCTGGTTGTCCGCAAGTTGCGCAAGGAAGGGTACGTCGTTCTTGGTGTTGACCCTGGCCTGTTCCCAGCCAAGATCCCGTTTGAGTGCGTTGCCGACGTGCAGGTTGCGTCGGTTGACCAGATCCCTCGTGCGTTCTGGGAGCCAAAGGCCGTTGTGCATTTGGCAGCGATTAGCAATGACCCAATGGGGGAACTGAACGCAACTCTTACGTACCGAACCAACGTAAACCTTGTCGCAGAAGTTGCGGACATGTTCAGCAGCGCCAAGCAGGTGCTCGCTTCGTCCGCATCGGTGTACGGATGGTCAGAGAATAACTGCGTGGAGACAGATCCAATTGATCCGTTGTCCGTGTATGCGGACTCCAAGGTGAAGGCCGAGCGAGTGCTCCAGATGATCACGCCAAACGCTGCGGTTCTTCGGTTCGCCACGCTGTGGGGTTCTGCCCCCAACTTCAGGACCGACCTCGTGGTCAATAGGTTCTTTATCCAGGCGATCAAGGACGGAACCATCAAGCCGTTGAGCAATGCCAAGCGGCCGTTGCTCCACGTGTCGGACGCAGCCGACGCCATTGCTAGGGTAGTTGCCGAGCCAGACAAGTACGGCGGGGTGTACAATGTTAATGGCGAGAACACAACGGTGTTTGATATTGCCAGCAAGGTTGGGGCGTTTGCCAATGTCCCAGTGGTGCTCGACGAGTCGGTGAAGGATGCCGACAACCGCTCGTACCATATTGGAACCTTTGATGTAGACCATCTCATGCCGCTCCAGCCTATCAAGGTTGGCGACGAGCAGGCGATGAATCTGCTATCATTCTCCGCATCGGCCTACAAGGATATGCCGACCAGGCTTGAGGCAATTAAAGTGCTATTTGACATCGAGGACGGGAAAGAGTAACATTACAAAAAAGGGCCGCATGGGTACCACCTCCCCCATGCGGCCCAAAAACTCGGAGGTGATGGAGGTGTTATGCATGTAGTTGATCAGGTCTCGCAAGTCCTGCGGCAACGCTCGGAGATTGGTAGGCCATCTGCACGTAAGTGGCGGGGCAGCCTTCTCGGTGGTTGCATTCGGGCGCATTGGTATTCTGCCAATGGCGTACCGCCAAGCGAACCATTTACCGACGACACCCTGCGCGTCTTCGCTATGGGCAATGCCGTCGGCAACTTCCTTGTTGATGCGCTGACCGAAGCATACGGAGACCGCATCCAGTTTGAAGTCCCAGTCGTGTCCGACGAGGAGGACTTCTCTGGAAACATTGATGCCCTGCTCCAGTTGGAGGATGGCCTTGCCGTGCTGGAGTTCAAGAGTATTAAGCATGGCGGTTTCGTCCGACTGAACGGCCCGAAGCCAGAGCATGCCACACAGGTGGCATCCTATGCCCGCCTATTCCAGAAGGATTACGAGGCGGCTGGGCTGGACGCTTTCTTCGTGGAGGCGTGGGTGATTTACGTGGACAAGGATAACTACGATATGTTAGAATTCCAGGTAGATGTTGAGCGCTGGGGCAGGCGTGCAGAGCGCGTGCTAAAGGTGCTAAACTCTTATGGGGATCGGATTCCTCCGAGATTCCCAGACGCCGACAAGCGCAAGTGGCCTTGCGGCTGGTGTAACTGGAGGACGAAGTGCCTAGGGGGTGCAAAGTGACAGAAGCAAAGAAGAGCCTTGCGAGTAAGATCGCCAAGGTTATGGAAGCAGTTGGTTACGTCCCAAAGGGCGGCACCAATCAGGCGCAGGGCTACAAGTTCGTGCAGGCATCGGCAGTTGCCGACAAGGTGCGCGAGCAGTTGGCCAAACTCAACGTGTCCATGACGCCGACAACGATTGATGTGATCAGCGAGGGCGTAACGCCAAGCGGCAAGCAGGCGCTCCTTACGTTGCGCTTTACTTGGACGTTGACAGACGGAGACAGCGGGGAGACGATCTCCTTCCAGTCCATTGGAACTGGCGCTGACTCTGGAGACAAGGCGGCATACAAAGCGGCAACTGGTGCGCTGAAGTACGCGCTGCTCACTGGGTTCCTCATCCCAACGGGTGATGATCCAGAGGCTGATCCAGCAACCGACAATCAGGTAGCGGCCGCAGCAAAGCGGATCTTTGCAGACGACAGCAAGGCTCATAAGACTGCCGAGAAGCAGGCTAATGACCTGGAAGGGTTGGACTTCTAATGGATAGGATTGACGTATGGATTGGCGACAAGAAGAAGCCAGAGTTGAAAGAGACTACCAAGGGTAGCGTGCTCGAGATTCAGACGCTTCAGCAGACTGAGGCTTACGATGCCTGGATTGCTGGTGGCAAGAATGGAGAGGCACCTGACAGGTATCTCGCAGTCACGGTAAGTTTCTGGGGCGAGGCCCTTCAGGCCCACGCTCACAAGATTTACGAGAAGGCAATGGCGCTGAAGGAAGCGAAAGATCCTCGGCCGCACATGCATGTGATTGGGAAGTGGGGGAAGAGCCGTGAGTACAACAACCGACAATACGCAGACTTCCGAGCATACGAAGCAAGCCCTCTCATCTTCTCTGCGCTACAGCAGCGCAGCGGAAGCGATCAAGGGTAGCATCTGCGGTCTATGCAGGATTGGAATGAAGTCACTTACGATGAAGGACGCTCATCCTGGCCCTTGCGAGTTCTGCTCGCAGGCGCCAGAAGCGTTGCTCGAGGCTGCAGAAATGTTTATGATTACGCCAGAAGCAAAGTTGGATATGGCTACGGAGGACTTCGCCGCCGCTGGTTTCGCAGCGAAGGTGAAGGCGGCACAATGGGGATTCTAACCCCAGAGTTTGCCGACGGTGCGGTGCTCTTTGACGGCATGGAGCATGCCCTTATTGGGTTTGGCACACAGTTCAACCGACCAATTGCTATCTACTCTTATGAGAAGATGGTGAACCGCCTGGCGGAGGACTTTGGCGCTTTCTGTGAGGAGCGCGAAGCCTGCCAGGTGGATCACTGGATGGAAGCAGAAGAGTACATTGAATTCAATACTGCTGGCGGCTGGTTCGGTGAGACCACGCCAGTAATATTGAGGGAGTATCATGGCTGAGACTCCAGCCCAGCGACGCGGCAGGCTTAACCGATCTCGTGGCAATGCCATTGAGCGGTGGGTCTGCAAGCAACTGGGCATTAAGCGCGTGGGCATGTTCGGTTCCAAGGTCGACGGCGGGGACCGCGACGACTGGATGAGCGTGCAGGTCAAGAGCGGAACGGTATTCCCCAGCAGAATCTGGGATCTGCTACAATCTATTCCAGAGAGGGGTGGTCAACTTCGGGCCGTCGTGCACGTCACGGCGAAAGGGTCTGGAGAGGCAAGGAATTCCCTTATCTCGATGAAGTTGGAGGATTTTGTACAATGGTTTGGGCAATCGCACTCATCATCGCAGGAGGAATAGCAGACTTTGATGACGGAGATCGTGGTATTGCAAGTTGGTACCGAGGGTACTACAGTTCTGGCGAGCAGCACACTTATGTTGCCGTCGGAAGTTTTAGGAATTTCCACGACAAGCCGTACCTCATCGTCGTTACTAACAGGGAGAACGGAAAGCAGGCTCTCGCCTGGGTTCGAGATCACTGTACGAGATGCTATCGAGATGGCAAGGGAAAGCGGGTTATTGATTTAAGCCCAGCCTTATTTGATTACCTTTCCGAGGGTAAACTTTGGAAAGGCCTACTGAAAGTGAGTATAAAGGTTTATGATCGGTACGATTATATGGCACCCAATTGTTCGGCCAGACGAGCGCGGCCAATTTGTTGAACTGTGGAAGTCTGGGGACGGAGACAAGAAGTTCGGGCAGATTGAACAGATCAACATGAGCGTAAGCAAGAAGGGCGTCCTTCGCGGGCTACACCTTCAGCATACCGAGCCGATGGGCAAGGTGATGACCGTGACCAGCGGCCGAGCATTCATTGCGGCCGTGAACTGCAACCCGAATTCCGAGGACTTTAAGAAGGTCGTGACGTGCGAGATTAGCCCAGACAAGCCAGCGATGTTCTACGCCGACGCATCGTGGGCAAGGGGATTCTTGGCGCTCGAAGATAACACGACCGTAGTGTACGCATGCACGGGCAGGTACTCTAGTGGCGGTGAGTTGGCCATAAATCCGTTAAGCGCTGGCGTAGATTGGCCGAAGATGGATGAATACATTATCTCCGAGAAGGACGAGACGGCCAAGACATTCCAGCAGCACTGGGTCAATGGCTGGTACTCGGACGTTATTGATTGGAACAAGGTACGATGAGCGTCCCGTCCCCGCGAAGGAAGAAGCAAAGCCCGCAGGAGATTACGATGTCCTGGGGTATTGCCTTTGATGCTGTTCGGGAGGAGTTGATTAGGCGCGGAGTTGATGACAACAAGGCGTCAGAGATTGCTGCCCAAGTTGCAGCAGAACTAGCGAAGGAGTCCGAAATTGGCAACAAACCCAGAAACAATTGAGGAGCGGAACCAGCCCTTTACAAAGAGGGTTGTGGAAACAATTACCAATACTACGGGGACAAAGCGTGGCCGAGCGCGCATCTCCCTTCCACTGGCCGCTGGCTTCGCTGCGCTTGCGCCAGAGCCTTTCAATGCCATTAGCGCTGCGCTGCTGGCATTTGTGGCGCTAGAAATTAATTGAGTGTTGGTAAGTACTTGGTCTGCAAGCGTTGTCGTCGGCCAAAACTACGGGCTGTCCGTGGAAGGTACGGCGTTCCTGTTGCGCGTGGACTCGGAGTCCTGCGCATGTTGATCTGTTCGCATTGTGGAACCAAGAACCTGTCTGCCACCGTGGTGGTCGTCAACAGAAATGCTGACGCTATCATTGAAGCAATAAAGCAGACTTGAGTATTGTGGACAATACGCTGAAGCGATTGCAGGGGATGATCCAAACAAACGGAATGACATCCCCTGAAGTTCGGCGCGCATTTATGAATCAAGTAAAGAGCAGGACCGCAGACCCAGCGGTCGTATCAAGTGTCGTTGTTGGCTTGGAGTTGGCTCTCGACATCCTCAACGAGGAGATTACAAATGACCGAGAGCGGAGAGAAAGAGGCTAGGGAGTTCTTCAAACAGGCGGCAGAGAGCGAAGGACTTTCGCTCCGAGCCTACTGCAGGAAGTACGGAATCGTCTACGAGTCTTTCTTCGGGCGCGACGATATCGACGACATCCCAGGAAAGGTTTACTTGTCCCAGTTGCTACCTAGGTCCCATGGCAGTAATGACGAAGGCGTTGATTAGAAGCATAATGATCGCTGCCCACTCGAACGACTTGCTGTAGTGAGACTTCTTCTTCATTTGAACTCCACCGTTTCCTTCCTCCACTCCAGATCGACTTCCCCAGTCGGCCCGTTGCGATGCTTGGCCACCTTCATGCGGACGGCATGATCGTTTGGGCGCCAGAGCATGAGCACCAAGTCGGCGTCCTGCTCAATCGCACCCGAGTCTCTAAGGTCGGACAGCCTCGGCTCCCCGTCCTCTCTGTGCTCTGAAGAGCGGTTCAGTTGGCTCAATGCCAGCACTGGAACATCAAGTTCCCGAGCCAGCGCCTTCAGTGATCGGCTAATCTCTGATACCTCAACCACCCTGTTGGCATCCTTGGTCGCCCTGTCTGACACCATGAGTTGCAGATAGTCCACGATCACTAGGTCGAGTCCCTTCTGCTGTGCCATCTGTCTGGCGCGAGAGCGCAACTCTGCTGGTGCGAGGGTCGGCGTGTCGTCAATGACAATATCTGCACGGCGCATCTTTGATACGCCAGATGCTAGGCGAATCCAGTCTGCTCCCTGTACACGGCCGCGCAGGATTGACTGCACCCCAATGCCAGAGAATGCGGCGAGCAACCTCGTGCCAATAGACTGGGCGCTCATCTCTAGCGAGAAGATTGCCACGCGATTCAGCCCTCTCTCCGTAGCATTCTTTGCTGTCGTAATGGCAAGCGCTGTCTTGCCGACGCTCGGCCGAGCGGCAATGATTACAAGGTCTGACTTCTGCCACCCGCCGATGATCTCGTCAAGCAACTCAATGCCCGTCGGGATTCCTGGGTCAATGCCAAGTGTGAGCACCTCGTTGAGCCGATCAATAATGCCATCGGCTACAGAGTTGAGTTCCACGCTGGCACGCGCACCCTTGCGCGCATTGAGCGAGAACACCAGCCGCTGCGCCTGATCAATGGCAATGTCCACTGACTCTGGCCGTGAGTGCCCCAGTTTGGCGATCTCTTGAGCGGCGTCAATCATCTTGCGATAGACCGCCAACTCGGCAACGATCTGCGCGTATGCCTTCGGGTCTGCGCCAAGCGGCGTGTCCGAAATGGCATCAACAATCGCCGTGCGAGATACCTCGTTTGGCAATTCTGTTGAGATCGTAAGCGGATCAATGGCGATGCCCTTCCTCGTGAGCACCTCGGCGGCGCGCCAGATTGCACGCGCCGTCGGATCGTAGAAATCTTTGGAGTCTACGATAGAAGAGCACGCGCCAAATGCATTGGGATGGATCAGCGCGCATCCAACCAGCGCCATCTCGGCGCGCTTATCATATGGCGTTGCGTTCACCCCTCACCTCCGATGTCATACAACTCTTGCGGATACCCGTTAGCCTGCTCTTCCCACGCGCTCTCAAAGGATCGATTGTAGCACGCCCACGAGCACCACGTGCCCTTGATGGCCACCTCGTCCTGATACTTACTCCACTCTATCCAGAATGGTCTTGGTTCTGTTCCTTCGCATTGATCGCATGCGCTTGTATCAACTCTTCTGCTGTCCATATATTTGCCTTCCCCTCCTCGTCGTGCTGCTGATGCGAGCAATAGAACGTGTCCTCGTCAAGGTTCCATATTCTGCCGTGCTTCGGATACGTTGGGCAGAATAGGTTGAGGAAGTTCATGCCTCTCGCTTCTCCGTCTCAAACCTTGATAGAGATTGATACACCATCTTCGGTAGCGTCTGCTGATTCCAGTCGTCGTTGATAATCTCCGACGAAACTGCAGATGCTGGAGAATACGGCATCGGTATGTGTCTGTCAAAGAACCATACAATGTTCCCGCCCTTCCACACGGCATCGTAATGGAAGCCGTGCACGATGAGCGAGAACGCCACTGGCTCGTCCTCAATAAAGTCTGCTGCTGGGATATCGGGCATCATCGCACCTCTCCCTGCTCCTGACGTCGCAGCATGGCCTTCGCTACCATCGCCGTCCAGAACTCGTCGCCCTTGACGGACACGAAGTTAGGCGTCTCTCCCTCCTCGTTCATGTTCACCCTGAACTGAACGCCGATTGACTTGAGAAGATTCTCTGCGATCTCTTTGTTGCGCTGCTCGCGCTTCTGTACGGCGTCCGTCTTGCACGCCTTGCACGTCTTGGCTGGTCGGCCACGCTTGCCCGTGCGCTCAATCTCATTGCCGCATGACTCGCAAAGAATCTTGACCAGCAAATAATCCCCACGCTTTGCCACTACAAAGTCTTCCATTGTGTACCTCCTATATTATTGATTGACTACAATATTGTACCACACCCTAGCGGCGCGTGTATACGATCCATGTCGGGCGCCAGCCGTTGCCAACTTGGCATTTATCATGCTCCTCAATATGCTTGAGCATGTCTCGGCGCCTCTTCCACTCTCTCACCTCTACACGTGCCTCCATGCGTGGCTCTAGTACCAAGAACGCGGCCAGCCTAGGCTTGGCTGGCACGTACCCGATGAACTCCGCGTACGTCATCGTGCGCTTCACGATGCAAACGCGATGCCAGCCTCTGATAACCACTTGGCTACCTGCTCTGCTTCGGCCTCCGTAAATCCCTCAATGTCTTCGTCCGTGCGCTTGAGGAGCGCAGCCGTGCCCACAATATCAAATTGCGATAGCGGCATGCTCACCAGACTATTAGCAATGAACGTCGCATCGTCATTGTAATAGTTGCGATCCTTGAGCCGTCCCTCCTCATCAACGAGCAGCAGCACGCGGATATCCCCGAGCACGCCGCGCACGGCCACCTCGGCATACCTGCAATCCATCTTGCCCTTGAGATCGGAGAAACTCGTGTACTCAATGACGTTGCTATTGATCTCTCCAACTAATATTGCCTTGCTCATTATTCACCCCCTACTTGCTCTGCGAAACAATATTGGCACAAACTAAACCCGCTGCCCGATTGGTCGCAATCGCACGGCGGCCTATAAGGCTCATTGTCCGCCTCGTCATCTTCGTCGGTGTATCCGTCGCCCTTTACTAGCGAAAGAATCTCCTCCCCTCCCTGATCGGCCTCGCCAACGCGGTACACCCGCTCGTCGTCGTGGTCTACGATGGCCACCGATACGTCCAAATCCTCGCCCGTATCAAATGATACGCCAGACACCGAGCCTCCAAGAACCTCAATTACCAGCAACCTGCTCACTATTCACCTCGCTTCTGGGTCTTCTGCCAATGCAACGAGACGCCGAGACGTTGATACGTTATCGGCCTCCCGCTCAAGATTGTAGACGTACAATTCTACGTCGCACTCTGGCGCGATGGCCATAATGGCGCGTACGAAATCGTCCGCCCAGCGCTGCTCAAACACGTCCCACGATACGCTCCAACCACGCGGCTCCCAAATATAGCCGCTAATAAATGGCTGCGGCGTCGCACCGCTAAACCCGACGTCATTGAGACGTCGCTCCACCTCCTCGGATACTTTGTCGCTATCAAATGGCTTACTAATTGATAGATATACCTCTGCCGCTGCGCTCATTGATCCACCTCCTCACAATCATACGATTCCCAACCACAATTGCAATTCGCAACGTAGCAATCAACTTCATGGCCTGCTTTGTCGCAATCTTTCCAACAAAGCGTGTGCTCGTGATCTTCGCTCATTTATCCACCCCCTCTAATATACGCCCGTGCCGCCGCAACCACATGCTCCGTCTTGGCACATTACACCCTCGGATAATATCATAGCGCAACCATAGCGCTCTGATCGTTGCTCCTCGCAATGCGCACAATACACCTGCATCGTGCGCGTCGCATTATTGTCTGCCCAATAATAGTCTATGCTCTCTTGGCCGCAATCGTCGCACACCTCTCTCATAGCACCTCCTTACCTAGGCTGCTCAATAGCAGCGCCATGAATATAATAACCGCTAATATTCTGCCCTGCAACCTCTCGCTCTCGCTCATGCTTCCACCTCTTCCTCTTCCCACGCGGCAACGGATTCTACCACGCCGCACTTAGCGCACAACCACGTGCTCCCGTCCCAATTGCCACCGATATATGGCTCAACCTCTTCGCCCGTTGCGAGATCGGCAGAATAGAATCCATGAATCCATGGCTCATTGCCGCACTCACACTTTAGCGCGTCCTCGGTCTCCCACCTAATCATGCGTAGCACTCTGCGCTATCGTCATCATGGCCGCACTCTCCCCAGCCGCATGCGTCGCATACGGCGCACTCACAATATACCGATCCCAGCGGGCGCGGATTATTCTGCCGCGCACAATAGCAGCGGCTGCACAATTCTTTGCCGCTATTGCGGCCGAAGATTTGGTAGCGCCCCTCATCGGGATATACCAGCACGGCGTCGCACCCGCCGCAATTTCGCATGTCGTACCCTGCGCTTATCATGATTTCCACCTCCTGCTCTTATCCTACACCCTATTATCGGATCGCGTCAATAATGCGCTGCTCTGCCGCTAGGGCGTCGGCCATCGCACGATCCCACGCTTGCGCCCCGTCGCCGCCCGTTGAGCGGTACGTCTGCCGATAGCGTCGGCCGCCCTCATTGCGGAGCACTACGGCCACGCTGCCGTTGCCGTCCTGCGCTACGTACACCCGCACCCCGCGCCCCATATAGTCCAATTTCATATGCTGCAATTTCATTGTCCCCTCCTATCTCTCGCTCTTTGCCCGCATGCCCTCGCGGTAGGCGTTGATCATATTATATACCTCGCGCTTGGATAGGTAGCCGTGCGTAATGCTGCGCACCCCGCCGCCCTCGCTCACAATTTGCTCCAATTTCCAGCCGCCGTAGGCGCCGCTCAGTTGGTACATGCCAATGGTTGCGCGGTTATTGCCCTCCGCGTCCCGCGTCCATAGCGGGGTATCCTCGGAGAATCCCGCTATGACGTTGAGCAACCGCACCGATCCCTCCACGTCTCGCAATTTGATTGTGTACGCCATGATCCACCTCCTACTATTGCAGCGGATTATCCCGCCGCCTATATAATACGCCCCGCCTACTACGCCGTCAAGCGCTTCGGCGGATTCTTTGCCGCCGTTGGCGTATAGTATCCAGCGGCTACCCGCTCCTCTACTCTTTGGATAGCGTCCGCGTCGGTGAACGCTATGAACGCCCACGCACCGCGTAGTCCCTCGCCCCGTTGGTACTCTTCCAGCACGTAGTACCCGAGCGGGACGTTGCGCCCCGCTACGTGTACCCACGTCTCGCCCTCGCGCTCCAGCAGCAGCGTAGTAGCCTCGCCCTTCGTTGCCCATCGTGATAGTGGCATGATCAACCTCCCGCTATTATTGGATTGTTTAGTATAGTCTGCGCTCAACGGCTACGTCGGCGTAGGCTACCCTATCGTCGTCTATAATCATCTCCTGCACCGCGTCGGCGGTGTCATTGCGCGATGCCGTAGCCCGCCCGAGATACGCCCATGCGATATGCTCGGCGTATTGCAGCGCGCTTTTTTCGTCCTCGGTAATGCGGGCGTGTACCTCGCCGTTTACCACTATGATCGTTTCGTATACCACCATGATGCACCTCCTGCTATATAGCGCGGGCAATTGCCCGTGATCCTATTATATGCACACCTCAATAATGCCGTCAAGCGCTAGGCGTAGCACCAGCACCAAGGGTTGCACCCGTCCCCGTGCATGCCCAGCGCGTCGGTAGGCGCGGCGGGTACGATGAGGCCAGCGCGTACCTCATGGCCGTCAATCTCATAGATGCGGCGGTCTCTGCCCTCGCCCTCTTCTTCGGCGGAGCATACCCCGTCCGCGTCCCTGCCGTACGCTTGCACTTTTTGCAGCGCTTGCGTGGGATTCTCGGCGTCTACCTCCAGCGTGTACTCTACGCGCTCGGTTAGCCCTATCGTATACCTCGGCATGATCCACCTCGTGCTATTGGCGCGGTATCTCCGCGTCTCATGGGATTATCGCACATGCAGAATAATCCCGTCAAGGGG